AACTGTAATAAAGTTGGTGAAGGTTCTTTAAATGGTAAAGGCATAAATGCATCTTTGATACTTCCTCCAGGTGCATCTACATCTCTGAATTCTCCAGGCTGTATAGCTTGTGCCTCATCTCTAACACGGATTCCTCTTTGCTTAAATCCGGCCGGTAAATTACTTAAAGTTCCTGCGTCAAGTAGTTGACGTAATGCAGTGGTTGCTGTTCTTGATAAACCACCGATCATATGAATTAATCCAAAACCATAAAAACCTAATCCAGGTAAAAATTTAAAATGTACAAAATAATCTATTTTAAGTTTTTGTGGATCTTCAACTTTATAGTTTCGTCTAACTGATAGAATCTGTCTGTTATTCATTTCAATGGTAACAATGTATGGAAGTTTAATTCCAGTTGCTTCACCTGTTGAATCTTTGTCTTCAAAACCTTCTAAATCTAAGTCGGTATGAATTTCTAAAACTGTAAAGACGTCTTCATCTCTAGTTTTTTTAACTCCTTCTAATTCTCTTTCTTTTTTCTCTACTTCTGTTTCTTGGTTATATCCAGGTGTTAAATCTACATCCATGTAGAAACCTGAAACTTGTTTTTTTCTTAAATCGTTCTCAGACATTTTAATTACATGCACAACTGCTTCTGCATCTTCTAAAGATGTAGCAGTGTATGGCACAACTAAATCATCTGCTGGAACAAATTTTGAAACAGCTCTGCCTAAAAGCTCGTCATAGTAGACTTTCTTAAAAGCAGAGCCACTAAGAGGGAGATAAAAAAGCATTGTGTCGAACTCGGGTTCGTACTCTTTCATCACATCCATGAGCTGATAGTTCATGAATTCTTTGACTCTTTGCGACTGGTCTTCTTTTGCTCTATCTGCAAGTCCAATTATTTGTGTATGTACTGGACCAGTTGCTGGAAGTAATTCTTTGTAAGCTTGCGCTTGAAACTGTGTAACTGATTCTGCTAACACTGGGTGCGTTGCACCTGAAGCTCCTTGAAATGGTTGAGTTGGATTTTCATATTTAAATCCTAAAAGATCTAAACCTTTTGTGTAAGTATCTTCCCACGCTTTTCTAGAAGATTTGTATTGATTATAATTTTCTACTAATTCAGAACCTAATTTTCCTAAAACTTGTTCTGGTAATAATTCTGCTAAATTATCAAAATGGCTTTCTCCTCCAGGTTGGTTAACCGCTTCTGGATCAAAATTAATTGTTGCACCACCGTCTTCTTCGGTTGTAACTTGAACATCATCAGGACCGACTTGTTCGTTAATAGTTTCTTCTTGAGCAACTGCTACTTCTTCTTCGCCAGGTACTTTAATTTCAGTCTCTACGTTTGGTAGGGCTTTGTCTATTTTTGCCATTTATATTCTCCGAGTTCTCTATTGTTTTAACTTGTTTTGTGGGAACATTCAACCCTTGTGAGTCAGGGCCTTTCAAAGGTGGAATTTCTTTCCACTTAACGTGTTGCATATTTGCAACAAGAGTTTTATTCTTCACTAAACATACCTCTTTTCTTTTTATAATCATCATACATTTCATATCCACTAATACCTAAAGATAATGCTAATCCAGGTAAACCAAAAGCTCTACTAGCAATTCTTAATGCACCGGGACTGATTCCAAGTCTCATAATTTTAGATGCTGTTGGTCCTAAGCCTTTTGTAGCAAATCTAGTGGCAGGATCAGCAAATGCAGCACCTAAATAATTTATTGGATCTGTTGCAATTTCCCCTAATGAATCTCCTTGTGCAATTTGACCACCAATAAATAATGGTTCTGTTGCTAATAAAGCTGCAGGAGTTCCTAATGCAGTTAGGCCTCTTCCTAAAGTTTTTAAACCTGTTTTAGTGTAACCGGATGGTGTTTTTCCAAATCTTCTAGATCTAGCCGCTTTAATTGTTGAAGGTGCAGTTGCGGCTGTTCCTGCTACAGCACCAGCTCCTATTGCTGGTAATTGATAATCTAATATTGCTGCATCTGATTTTGGTTCATCTACAACTGGATCTGTAACCATGGAGATTAACATATTTTTTTGTTGATCTTCGTTTGATAAATAAGTTGTTGGATCATCATTCATAAATGGTTTTACAATTGCAGCTGCACCAGCACCAACTGCTGCTAATGCACCGAACTTACCACCACGTTTTGCAAAGTTTAAAAATCCTGTTGCTGCGTTTTTAACTTTTTGCATGGTAGAACTTGTATTAGGTGCTTCATCAAATATCTGAGCTGCTTTTATAGGATCATCTTGAATTGCAGCTCTACAATCTCCAGGTAAACCACCACGAGATAATAAACTACACAAAGCCAACTGTTCTCTTGAAGTTAATTTGTCAGCACTCTGTAACATTTTATTTGCTTGTTTTTGAAGTTCTATAGACATAGGCCTATTAAGTTCTATTAAATCTTTTAACGTTTTTGATTTATTAATTTCTTTTAAAGTAGCGCCCTCAGTTAAATCAAGTGGATCTATTGTTTTTCTTAAATCAACACCATACTCATATTTTTTTAAAGTATATGGATCTATAGTTTCAAAAGTTTTATAGCCACCACTCTCAGCGGCAACTCTCATTCCTTTAACATTTGTTTTTTCTAATTCTTGTCTCCACCCATCGGGTTTATTTTTTATAAGTCGTAATTGTTTCTTTTTTAATGATCGTAATTTTTCATCAAACTCTTTTAAGTTTTCTTGGTTTATAACAGCTGGAGCATAACCTAAATTTCTTGCTGTAACTTCTGTAAAAAATTTATCACCCATGTGACTTTTTTGAACTCCAGAACCAGTTGGTCCAGCATAAAATTTTTCTAATGTAGCCTGACTAAATTTTCTTTGAGCAGCTGTTTCTTTTTTACCTGCAGCTCTTTTTCTTTCTGCCTCATCACCAAATTTTAAATTTATTTTTCTTCTAAAACCAGGATAAGAAGAATCAGCTCCTTGTATTAAAGTTGTTAATTTATATAAACTAATATTATTTTTTTTAGCAATGTTTGGAGTTGTAACTCCTTTTACAATTTTAGGGGCTTCTTGATAATCTTTTAATGCCTTAAATGAATTAAGTTCTCTAGCTTCAACAATATCTAATTTTCTTATTTCGGGTATAATTTTACTTTTAAAAAATTCAACTTCTCTTCTTTGTGCATTTTTACCTAAGTGTTTATCTACAAAACTAGGTATATGAATTACTTTTATTTTTTTATGGTATGTTTTTATTTCTTTTATAGCATCTTTAAGTGCTTTATTTAATTTAGGGTTATCTATTAACGTGCCACCTCTTTCTTCTACAATTTTAGCTTGTGTTCCTATCATTCCTTTTGGAGGTTCAGAACTATAGTAAGTTTTAAATTGATTCCCCATTCTATATTTATATTTAGGGGTTGGAACTGTTGAAAAAGTTTTGTCTCCTTTAGCTGATGTAAATAAAGCCATTAGACCTCCAGGATCTTAGCTAATCCGCCTTTTGCAAAATCTTGTACTTCATCGACAAACCGTGCAGTGAATCTATCGAATCTTGGATTGTCAGGTTTTAATCCTGCAGCGTCTTCTACATTGTTCATAATTCTTTTTGTAAAAATCATAATCTCTTCGTTAGATGCTCCTGGTGGAATCATCTCTAAAATTCTTGGTCCAAAATATTTTTCAACTAATACTAATGGATCTCCAGCAATACCACCACCGCCTTCAGTAATGTATTTTACATCTTCTGCAGATACCACACTTCCAAGTTTAGTTGCAAAGGTGTCATCTTCTTTTAATGCTTCTACTAAAAATTCTCTAGCTGTTGCACGTTTAGATGGTAGTTCAGCTCTGTTAGATAATATATTTTTAAATTGTACTGCAAGTTCTGGGTCTTGCCTTTCTAAATTTTTAATTGTTGTTTCAGCATCTTGAATTGGTGCTGCAATATCGTCTGGTCCTCCACGTGAACCTGGAGGTGGTAAATCTACGTCTGCAGTTTCATCTGTCATTCGTCTAAGAGAAGCTAGACCTTTTTGATCAAGGTTCCCGGTCCCTGTTGCCATGTCCGTGATGTTAGCGACTTGTTTAGGATTGAATACTTCATCAATCTTTGTCATGTTCTGTAGTAATTTATTTGCTTGAACATCATTAAGTTTACCAGCCGTTAAGTAGCCGATAGAACCTTCTAATTCTTCTAAAATTTTGTTTTTACCTAGAACACCGATTGCTTCAACATTGATGTCTGAGTCTAGGAATGCCTCTGTGTTTTTACCTTTACCTAAAAATGTAATATTG